ATAACAGAGCCTTAATTGGAGATCCTGTAAATCAAAAGAAAGGTTATGATTTAGTTAAAGATTATTTTAATAGTGCTCTTGAACTAGCTAAGTTTACAAGAACTGAAGGAGCTAGAGGTGGGTACGATGAAATCATAGATGAATTAGACCTAGCTCCAAATCTAACTAGACTTATTGGAAGTCTAAGTATTGTGTTACCAAAAGGGGAAAAGAAAAATAATATGAGAGTATTAGAAACTTTATTAGATAGACCCACTAGAGGTAGAATGATGACTGCTCCAAAAAGGTTAAAGGGATATCAAGATAGAGAAGCACCTAAAGATTTTAGTGCAAAGAAGTTTATTAATGAATTGCAATCTACACTACTTGAAACAAAAGGTAACATATTAGATTATAAACTTGCAACAGAAGAAAAGATATTATCTTTGTCACCACGACAATACAAAGAAGTCATCATGGAAATAACACCTAAGTTAAATCGTGGTGGATTGATGACTAGGTAAACACAGACCTCAACACACCCATAGCCAAGGCAGCACAGGCTACGACATTAACAGTGAGTAGTGCTCTATCATGCCATATGTAAGCCATACCTGCTAGTAATCCTGTGCCTATACACGAGGCTACCAAATCGTAGAAAGGCAGAACACCTGCCGATCTACAGATAATCCCTGACATAATTAACATAGAGCCTGTCCATTTAAGATACCATGACAAGTCATGAGTTGGTGTTATTTTTTGCATCTATTTCTTTTAACCTTCTAAGTATAATTTCTAGATTTTTTATTATATCAGGTAGTTCATGAGTAGGTTTTATCCTACTCTGCATGAACCTCTTGGCTTCTTCTTCTAGCTTCTTCACGTTTAACTCTTTCTAAGTTTTTAAAGTATGCAAAGTCATATCCTCTCTGCCATTCCCTATGTTGCATAGTGTTTGGATTGTAAGGACTAACTGTAGCAATAATCTTTGCATCTTTACTGCGAACAGTCTGTATGTATTGTTTACCCTTGAATGCATTTAGTCCACGTTCAAACTGAATACGTAAGGGTGCATCATACTTACTTAGATTTGGATTCCTTTTTTTCTTCTGTCTCATTAGATTGTCTCCTTTCTAAATATTTCATTATCATTGATAGTCTATCATCATACTTACCAATCTCTGCCACCTCTTTGTCCATAGCCTCTATGATATCAGAATGTTCTCCAATACCTGTAGACCTACTTAAATAGATTTCAACATTGGCAATGTGTTTATTTATATGTCCTACGTAATAGGACTTCAAAGCTGATAGTAACATCTCTCTCATATTTATCTCCCTTCTATATCTACAACTTCACATACACCTGCAGTACAGGCTAGTTCTTTACTACCACTAGTAGTATCTTCTTTTTCAAAGTCCTGTAACTTACTCCAATCTATAGCACGTGGCATGGCTTTTGTCAAGTCATTATATTTATCTTCATCTATATCTTGATAAGGTGCTTGTGCATACGTGTGGTCACTGAAAGGTAAAAAGGATATACCTGATACCTCATCAAAGTTATCATACACCCATGCACCAACTCTCATCCACTCGTGCTCTTTGACAGATATAGTTACAGATGGTTTATGCTCACACCAATGTCTCTGAAAGATCAACCAATAGTCTAACTGTTCTATGGCAGTCATTTCAGTTCTTGTGATAGCACCTGTTGGTGACTTCATAGGAAAGCTAAACACAGAGACACTATCAGGTTTCATAACATCAGGCTCTGCAGGAATACCTGCCTCTATCATAAACTGTGTGAGTGGATCTTTATTATCACCACGTACAGTTCTAATATAGAAAGGATTGTGTCTTGCATGAATACCTGAAGCACTATCCACTAACTGACTAACTGTGCCACTAGGTTTTACACAAGTGATAGCAGTTGACTGTGGTATACCTAAATCTTCTGCAACCTTTTTATTTGTTTCTACTGCAACTTTTCTTAACATTTCTAGATTAGATTCTAGATTAGCATTGTCAGGGGATAGTACAGGACAGTCAAGTATACCTGTCAAAGATACACCTAGTAATCTTTCTTCCTCTGTATTATCTTTCCATACTTTACGTAAGTATTTAAAGTCTGTAAGTGTGGATTGAAATGTACCCAAGATAGTAGCCATACGAACTTTATCTTTTAGAGATAACATATCATCTGTTTCACGTGCGACAACTTCAGTTAGATTACAGAACTGATATGGTCTTAGTATAATCTCTGAACAAGGATTACAACCAAACTGATAGTTAGCATCTCGTCTACCATTCTCTAGTGCTTTTACTTTAGCAGACTGACGATTAAATATACCACGTTCTCCTGACTTAGATTCGTATAGTGCAGTCCACTCTCTCATGAATGTACCCATCTCAGGCTTACCTTTAAATGCGACAGAGTTGTTAGCCAATGCTCGTTGTCCTTCATTCTCCCACCACTGACCTGACTTAGCATGACGCATTTGATCATCACCTAAATTAGACAGAGAGATAAGTGCAGATCTACGTACACCACCTACAACTACAACCTCACCTACCTTACACATAATATCGTGACACTCAACAGGATATAGTCTTCTACCTTTTGCATTTTTAAATATGTCAATGCAAAACTTAAACAAATCTTCTAAGGGTGCAGGACCTGATGCTCTACCACCAAACGTTTTTAGTCTAGCTCCTGCAGGTCGTACCTCTGATACATCCCATTTAGGTATCTGACCTACATATAACATAGCTATCATTTCTCTAAATGCTTTTGCCCATCCGGGTCTGCTATCTGCAACAGTTATTACTGTGCTACTTTCTTCAAAGTGTTCATTAACAATAGGTAACTTATCTACATTTTCTCTTTCCACAGAAAACCCTACACCTGTACCACACATAAGTATGTACATACATTCATCAAAACTACGTGGACTATCTACAGGTATGTAGCTACAGTTATATCCTGCAACATGACATCTATCTAAGGCTACACCTGCAGTCATCAAGGCTCTCATACTAGGCATAACACCTAAAGATGTAATAGAGTTATTCAATTTTTCTCTTAGAGCTTTAGTTATTTCATATCCATGCTTAGTCTTCAGATGATTTGACATATAGTCAAAATATCTTTCTACAGTTTCAATCCACGTTTCTCTACGTTGCTCATCATCTTTCCATCTTGCATACCTAGACAAGGCAATAAAGTTTTGATAGTCTGTTGGTAGGTAATTATTAATCATTTTACTCCTCACTTATTGTTTTCATATGTCGTATCTGCACACCCTCTAAGTCATGCAAAGTATCCTTAATATAATCCTGTATTTCTTCTCCTACATTACCATCTGCAGGAACAGGATATTCTTCAGGGTCTATCTGCAGTGTAATATTTAGTTTAACTTTCAGATACATCTACTGCCTCTATTAGTTTAGACAAATACCATTCTGCTTTCTTTAAATCTTCTACACCATTCTTGTATCTATATCTCCATAGATATTTCATAATGTTACCTTGTAGATAAAACTCAAAGCCATCACCTGTCATAGCCTGAATAGCATCAATAGTTTCTATACCTGCTTTGTTGTAGTGTGGTGGATGATTAACCATATCCATAGTTTGTTTATGGTCTGATTGTTCTTGTGCTTGTTTTTCTTTCATTTTCATATACTCCAAATGTCTCATTTGTCATCCTTAAAATTAACGTGTATTACATTATCATGTTTTTTTAAACTTTCAGTGAGCAGATATTCAATAGGCATAAAACTTTCTGCCAATCTTTCTGCCTCACGTTCTACCTTTTTATCATCTAACATCAAAGGGAAAAGGGCACAAAATCTTCTTGCTAATTTTAAAAAATCTATTTGATCTTCTCTACTAAGAGTCATCTGATTAGTGGATACTAATCCTATAGACACATCTCCTGTCCATTTGTTTTTTTCTACAATAGGTTTTAACACTACACTAACATCATTTTTATCCATAACTATTTTACTCTCCTTACCTTTCTCCCTGAAAACTTTATAAATTTAGGGTAGTTGTGTTTACCTTTTTCTTTTAACCAATCTTCAGGAATGATCCTATCATAATAACGGAATCCATACTTGATAC